GAAGCAGATCTTCTGTTTCGCATGGCAATTCCAGAGCGCGTTAAAGCAGTAATGAAAAAGAATGGGCTGACTCGCGTAAATTCCCCAAAACGTACGCCAGATCATCCAACAAAAAAGGGCGTTGTCATGGCAAAACAGGGCGATACATATAAATTGATTCGTTTTGGCGATGCAAATATGACGACTGCGGGTAATCGACAAGATGAGCGTTCTCGCGCTCGCCGTGCATCTTTCCGTGCTCGCCATCGTGCAAATATCGAGCGCGGAAAACTTTCAGGCGCTTACTGGAGTTCACGCGAGTTGTGGTGACAGTTAGACTCAGCCTATAGTCATTCTACCTATCGCCATGAAAAAGAAAATCAAGGCTGAAAAGAAAATCAGCAAAGTCATGCGTGAATACAGCAAGGGCACACTGAAATCCAGCTCAGGCAAAAAAGTAACCAGTCGCAAACAAGCGATTGCAATTGCAATGTCTGAAGCCAATATGACTCGCAAGCCCAAGAAAGGTACAAAGAAATGAAAAAGAAAACTGGCTTGTACGAAAATATTCGACGCAAACGCGAGCGAATTGAAAGTGGCAGCAAAGAAAAGATGCGCAAACCGGGCGATCCTGGCGCCCCAACTGCTGCTGATTTTCGCGCCGCCGCCAAGACAGCCAAAAAGCGCAAGCCCAAAAAGAAGCGCTAGTATCTAATTGTCATTGCGGGGCCGTGCCCTTGCAGCTCATGAGTAGAGGCGGTGCCCTGCTCATGCGATGAGAGTGTGAATCCGGGCCGTGCCTGTTCACTCGCATCTTCTGCGGTCGAACCCGCACCCGTTGAAATCATTCTCCCCTCTTTGAGGTTTCGTCATGCTTCTCGCAGGTGTTCCGCTGATTCCCGAACTGTTTCTGGGCTATCAGCAAGAAGAAGTGCAAGATCGCAACGTTCTTGTCACTTCTGGTCTGATGACCAGCAATGCTGCTATTCAAGGTGAATTTGAAAAGGGCGGCAAAACCATTGATCTGCCGTTCTTCGGTGATCTGTCCGGTGACTCCGAGATCCTGAACGACACCACTGGCCTGACTCCTCAGACCCTGAGTGGCGGCGTTCAGATCGGTGTGCGCAACATGCGCGGCAAGAGCTGGAAGTCTTCCGACCTCGCTGCCGAGCTTGCCGGCTCCGATCCGATGCAGGCCATTGCCCGTAGCACCGGCCGCTACTGGGTTCGTGACATGCAGAAAGTCCTGATCCAAGTGATCAAGGGCCTGTTTGCCACTGGTGGCCCTCTGGTGTCGTCTCACGCTGCTGGTGGCACTTCCACCGCGCTGACTCCTGACGCCCTGATCGACGCCATCGCCAAGCTGGGTGATGCAGGCGAAGAGCTGACCGGCGTGTTCATGCACTCCCGGACCTACTACGCCCTGATGAAGCAGGATCTGATCGTTCCCGCTTCCACCACCTCTCAGCTCGACACTCGTCTGTCTGCTGAGCGCCTGGAGAAGGGCACCTATCTGGGTCGCCCGGTGTTCGTTGATGACACCCTCCCTGTTGATGCTGGCGCTGGTACTGGTGGCGGTGCTGGCAAGGACGTGCTCTCCACCTATTTCTTCGGCCCTGGCGCCTTCGCTTATGCGACTGCTCCTGCCAAGACTCCTCTGGAGACCGATCGCGATTCCCTGAAGGGCATCGACTTCCTGATCAACCGGACGCACTACCTCGTGCATCCGAATGGCATCAGCTGGATCGGCACTGCTGCTGGCAACTCGCCCAGCAACGTTGAGCTTGCTACCGGCACCAACTGGAGCAAGGTGTTTACGGACAACCGCAACATCCGCATCACTCAACTCAAGGCTTACATCTGATCGCTGTAAGTTGTAAACGCCCCCTTCGGGGGGCTCTTTTTCTATCAGGAGGTACTCAAATGGGAATGGCGTCATTCCGCATTGCTGAAGAGCAAAGGCGGCAACAGGAAGCCGAACAGGCTGCCCCTGCTGAATGTCCTATGCCTGCCGCAGAGACCGCCGAAGAAGCCCCCAAGGCGACTACGGTGACTGCAAAGGCGAAGTCCACAACCAAGGGCTGAGCCCACCTAGCGGAGCGGGTCGATGGCTTTTGTTTCAACGCTCGGGGCGAGCGATGCCAATTCGTTTCTGAGCGTCGCACGAGCTACGACCCTGCTCGGTGAGCTGCCTGTCAGCGCGGGTGTGACCGCCTGGCTGGCATTGAACAGCACGCAAAAAGAGCAGACTCTTGTTGCTGCAACGATGACGATCAACCCCCTGAAATGGAAAGGGGGAGTTGCAACACAGGATCAATCACTCGCCTGGCCGCGTAGCATCAAAGTTGATGGGCGCTTGCTTGCAAATGACGCACTGCCTATTGACTTTGAAATTGCCGTTGCCTACATGGCGGCGTTTCTTGGTAGTGGTGGCGGATATACAGCCGTTGCAGAGAATGATGGTGGCGCTTCGTTGCGCAGCACGAATCAATACGAAGAAGTCGAACTTGGCGATGGCGCTCTGCGCGTGAAATTCAAGCAGGGCGATAACCCTCAGACGGGAATGGATTACATCCCGCCATTTTCAATGGACATTCTGAGTCGCTATATCGTTGACGCAAGCTTCAATCAGCCCTATGTGTCTCGTGACAGCGTTGCACGACTAGATCCGTACTATGGAAATCGTTTGTTCCGCCCGAGTCGCATTCGTTTTTCGGGTGGGCAGATCTTCCCCGCTTATGGCGGCTGGGCCAGCAATCCGCTGTGATGAATCATGTCTCTTGTTGATGACATTTTTTCTTCTATCCCCGCCCCACTGATTGATCAGTTCGGCATCAGCGCGACATATATCAAGGCGTCTCAGAATCAAACTTACAATCCAGAGACGGGCAAAGTTAGCGGAGCAACGACAGAAATTGCAATGAAAGTCGTTGTTTCTGAACTGAAAAATAAAGAGCGTGAAAGTATTGGGAATGGCTCGTATGTGAAAATTATTTTTTCTGCTTCCGCCCTGTCTACTTACTATCCTCGCACGACGGATTCTATTCGCTACTTGGAAGGCACAGTTTCTCGCACTGCAAAAATCGTTGAAGTCGTTCCGTATCGGGGCGACAATCCTATCATGCACTCAGTTGTTGCGAGGCTGAATTGATATGGCAAGATTTAGAGGTGGCGGGCAAGAGAAAAGTATCGCAAAGCAATTGATGAAAGATATAAATAAAGCAATTGCTTCGTCTGTGCAGCAATCTGCCGTAACTATAACAAACGGACTTGTTGAGGTTGGCCCTGCGTGGACGGGTGAGTTTGCTGCATCTTGGGATGCTGTTCCAGCGGGAGAAGCGGCTCGTCCACCACGCGAAGCCAACGGTCGTCTCTATTCTTATACACGCAGAAATTTCCCTGCATCTCGCTTTGAAAAAGCTATAGAAAAAGGCAAGCTAAAGTTTGAAATTGTCAATACGTCGCCACATGCTGCTCAAGCAATTGACGAGTCAAGGGACATTTTCAAAAGGCCGGAATTAGATCCAATCAAAGATCCAGTTCTTGGTGACAATCGAGACAATCCAAGTCTTCGCTATGAAATTGGCGGATCCTTTTCTGGAGAACTTGCTGATGCCCCGGCTGCGCGAACTGCTGAACCAGATTGGTTTTATACCTATGTGCAAGGTGGGGCGCTTCAGGTGAATCTTGGCCGTGGAGTAGAGCTAGGATTTAAGTACAATTACGCTGGCTAGCAAATGAACTACCAATCAATTCGCGCAAAACTCGAAGGCCCGCTTCTTACGGCGTACAACGACGAGTCGCCTTCAATTCCAGTTTATTTTGACAATGTAACTGCCGTTCCACCCGATCCGCCGAAAGAGTACGTGCGTGTCAATATTACCTTTGGGCTGACAACGCAATCTTCACTCACGCAATCTCTTGATTATGCCCGTGGGGCGATTATTGTTCGTTGTTTTGCGCCAAAAAGCACTGGGCCAGCGCGTTGTCAAGAGATGATCCAGCTTGCAAAGCAAGTGATTGATACAATCAATATCACGCCAAAGTCAGCCACTGCTACCTATGTTCGTGTTGGTCCGATTACGGGGCCTAGCTTTTTCGCGTCTGATGATTCCCCGCACTTTATCGGGCGCATTGATGCGGGCTGGCAAGCTACTGCGAAGTGATCGCTACGCTGTTGCTAGCCGGGCAGTGCCCGCACAAGCCGCTATCCATTTCTTGTCATGGCAACCGTTCTGTCCGGCGTTTCTGGCGCCTTTTATTACAAGCCTGCTGGCACAAAAGCTACGTTTGGCGAACTCGATGTAACGATCGGGAGCGACACCATCAACGTTGGCGCTAATTTCAACTTCAAGGCCGGCGACCCTGTTAAATTCGGTCTTCGCAACACTCAGACCGGCGCTGTTGGCTCCGGCACGCTGCCCGCCCCTTTGAGCGGTGCCACGACCTATTACGTGATCTCCTACAACAGCTCTACCGGCGCTCTTCAGGTTTCCACCACTGCTGGCGGCGCTGCCGTTGACATCAGTGATGATGGCACTGCGGCTGCCCCCAACAAGTTTGAGGTGTTCTATGCCAGCTATGCAGTTGTGGCTGAAGTTCGCGACTGGTCTCTTGAGGTGAGCCGCGCAGAAATCGACGTTACCACGATTGGCCAAACCCTTGGTCAGTATGTGCCATTCCGCAACTATATTTCTGGTTTTGGTGATGCTAATGGCAGCGCCAATGTCTACATGACTGATGAAGACGCCGGCCTCGCAAACCGAATTGTGCAGGACGTGCTTCTTCGCAAGCAAGTTGGCGCCAGCATGAAGCTCTATATTGAGCGCATTGAATCCAGTGGTGTGATTGATGAGGCGAAGAGCCGCTCGATCGACATGGCCGTGACACTGACCTCGGCATCCCTGAATGTCAATCCAGACGATGCTCAGTCTGTTGCGATCAACTTCCGTCCATCGGAAGCAATCAACTTTGATTTTGCGACAACCTGATCTCGCCACACATTCCCTGCCCCGCTTCGGCGGGGCTTTTCTTTTGCTCGTTATGGACTAGGATTGCAATTGACCATTCTTTATTCTCATGGCCACCACCCCTTCCGCTACTGGCCCCATGCGTGCGATTGATCTTCTTCGCAAAGCTGCAAACTTTGAACCTATTCGCCAGGAAATCACGCTGACCGATGGTTCTGAGTTTGTGTTTTACGTGAAGCCGCTGAATGCAGCTGAACGCGAAAAGGCTCAAAAAGATGGGGGCGATAGCAATGGCTTCGGGATGCAACTTCTTGTGCAAAAAGCACTTGACGAGAATGGCGAACGCCTTTTCAAGAATGGTGACATCCCTGTTCTTAAGCGTGAAATCTTCGACGAAGATCTGCAGAAACTGATTCTTGCTGTTCTTCGCCCGCATGGTGACAAGGATGACGAGGCAGACATGAAAAGCACTGAAGATTGAGTTCGAGAAAGATACAAGGCTTCAGTTCCAGCTCTCGCTCGCAGAGACGCTGCATTGCACTTTATACGAACTGAAGTCTCGTATCACAGACGAAGAGATGATGCTCTGGTCGCTTCACTTCGAGCGAAAGAATGAACTCCATCAAAAAGAGATGGAGAAGATCAAGCGCGATTCCCGTCGTCGCTAGCCCTCAAGCCGCCTTTCGGGGCGGCTTTTCTGCTGCTGGCTAGACTGCGACTACTTCAGGTCGATCAAAGTGGCTAGCTACGACGCAGAAATCAATCTAATTGTTAGCGGTTTTAGGCAGATTCGCGAATTAGAAGATCGACTCACTGGCATACAAAATACGATTGAAGAAATAAATGATTTAGGCGCCAATGCGGTAATGGGGCGCTCCACTGATATGAGTAGCTACTCAAGAGTCTTAAGGTATCTTGAGTCAAGTAGAAATGCCATAGCCAATCAGGCCGCAGAACAGCAGAGAGCCAATGCAAGCACTCGCCAACAACTGTTACTTTATTCTCAGTTAAATCAAGAGCAAAGTCGTTTTCGCAGAAGAAGCTCGGCGTTCACAGAGGAATCTCGTGGCGTTCGCGAAACAAATTCGCGAGTAATCGAGTTAACAACCCAGCTTCGATCCGCACAGCGAGCATTTGGGCAGCTTTTTGCTGAGGCAGATATTCAGGGCGTACGTACAATCAACTCGGAAATCAGTTCCCTGCTTGAGGAGTTACGCGAAATAAATCGAGTAGCAACTGGCGTCAAGAATGTTGGGGCAAATACCGGGCAGCTTCAGGCTCAGGCGGATAGATGGCAAATGGAGGTCAGGGCGCTTCGACAGAGGGCGTCGCTTTTGTCTGAAAACGAAGAAATACTTGCACGTTTGCTTACGGCAGAAAGAAATTTGATTGAGCTTAGAAATGCTGATATGACGTTTAGGGAGGATGCGAATGTTCGCCTAGGAAGACAGGAGCTAGCGAATGCAGCCTTTTTGATTAAAACAGAAGAAGATCTTGCTAACAGAAGAAGAAAAGACGCCAGCGATTATGAAAGGCAGCTTCAAAAGCAAACGCAGGCGATACAGCAGCAAGCGAAACAGTTTGGCTCGTTGTTGAAAGAGGCGGGAAAGGTATCGTCCGCTATTTTCAATGCTGTTACTTTTGACAATGGGGCGCAAATCGCAAAGGGCGCAAAAAATGCAGCAATTAGGGGAGGCGTTGGACTAGGAGCGCTTGGCCTAGGCAAAGCGGCGTTTGCTACCTCCGGTGCTATCGCTGCCATGGCGCAGCAAACAGCGTCTCAGGCTGCCGGATTCAAGGGCCTTGGGATGCTCGATCCCATGACCGCGCTCGCAACGACAAATCAGGCAATCATCAAAACATTTGGGTCGATTGGAGGTGCGATTAACGATGCGCTTGGTGGCGTGCCCGGAATTGTCGCAGACATGCTTTCTGCGATTGGCCAAATACCAGACTCTCTGGGCCTTGCCGCTGTAGCAGCATTTGCTTTTGCTCCAGCCATTAAAAGTGTATCGACTGGCCTCTATAACCTAGGAAAAGCCGCTGGCGAGACAAAGATAGGCTCTGCCGTCAATCAATTCCTTACAAATGTAAATCCGCTTGCAACTGCGGCTTATGGCAGCATCGAAGCACTCACAAATGGACTTGATCAGCTTCGCGGCAAGGCGCTTAACCTTCAGCAAATTGCTGCCGAGTCAAAAGCTCTAACAGAGCAGTTAAACGATGCTTACGAAAAGCTTCCACTGGCTCTTCCTGCTGCTGGGCAAACTTCGTTTAAGGGCGCGGTTGAATATAGCCCAAGGATTGGCGCATTTGTTGGCGGAGGCGCTAGGTCTATTCAAAGGCAGGCGGCTGGACCCGAAGTTGCGGGAGCATTACAGCAGGCTTATCAAAATGCAGAATTTTTAGCGGATGCAACCGGAAAATTTGCAAGTCGCTCGCAGATGGCCGCAGATTCTTCGCGGCTTTTTGCGGAAGGCTTGGGGCAGGCCGCGTCCGAGGCCAAGACAATTGCCGACTACTTGGAACAAGCGGCGCAACTGCAAACTGTTTCAGAGAGTTCGACTCAGAGATTTATTCGTCAAACACGTGAGCGTGGGCGCGTAATTCTCGAAAATCAAAAAAGCGAGCAAATTGCAAGAGAGCGCTCGGCTCTTTTGCTTGGTGGTCAATATTCTATTCAGCAAGTTCCAGCGAGGGGTGAATTATTCCCTGGTGGTCGCACTGAAACACGTCAGCCTGATTATCGCGCAATGCTTAATCAAGCCGCCCAAGCGCAGCAGGCGGCTGATCAGTCTCTTAACACTCTTCGTCAAAGAGCAATCGAAAGCCTGAACCTTCCACGTTCTGTCATTGATGCAATGACGGAGCAACAAAAATTAGCAGCTGCTAATGAGCAGATTGAGAGAAGAACACTTGGGAATGTTTCAGAGGGAGTAGCTGCTAGGAGAACTGCTCTTGGTGTCATGCGGCAAGAGCAAGTGACGCAGGCGAGCATTAACGCAGAAAACGAAAGATCTGTCGAAATAATTAGGGCCAGGAATCGCGAGCTGCGTGCAACTCCAGTTGCTGCAATGTCACCGGCTGAACGAATTCCAAATTACCCAAACCTTGAGGGCGCAACTCTCGATCCCGAATCCCTTCGCGCACAACGTCGTCGTCGTATTGAGATCGGGAGACTCGATCCCCTGGAGCGGTTCTATGCCGGATTCCAGCCCAGGAGACAGGCTGCTCGATCTGCAAGGGCTACGTCTGAGGGCCTGATTGGCGGCGCCTTCCCGCTGCTCTTCGGGCAAGGGCTTGGGGCATCTGTTGGTGGCGGCCTTGGTGGCGCCCTGGGCGGTTTTGCTGGGGGCGGTCTGGGCTTTGGCTTGTCGCTGATCGGCACAGCACTGGGCACGGCGTTTGACACGACAATTCAGAAAGCAAAAGAACTTGGCGATGCGTTAAGAGATTCGAGTAAAACATTCGATCTTGTAAAAGAACGCGCCCTTTTCTCTTCGCGAGAAACTGAGAAGCTTGCCACAAAGCTGCAAGAAGCGGGCTATACAGCATCGGCAGCAACTCTTGCACAGCAGGAAATCATCTCCAAGATTGGAGTTGGCGGCGCTCAGTCGCTTGAGCATTTAAGTGATGCCTCGGATAAGCTCAATCGCGCCTGGGCCGAATTCACTCTTCAACTTCAGGCTGCGCTGGCGGGACCAATGGCCGGCTTGCTCGAGTGGATCACAGCAATAATTGCGGCCGGGAATAGTGTGGGCCGCGAAGCAACCAGGCAATCCGACATACTCGCTGGCTTGTCGCCAAAAGACAGAAAAAGATTATTAGCAGAGCAGTCTAAAATATTGAGTGGTATAAATATTTTTAATGAAGCTGGAGCCAGACAGGAAGTCTCTCGGCTTTATACAAGATTCGCGCCTTTGGCCAAAAGCGGTAGAACCGTAGGAGCCGACCAACAGCAGCAGCAACTTAACGAAGCAATTAACGCATATCAAAAACAACTTGAAGCCATAGATATTGGCAAATCCTTGAGGGATCAAGTTCGCCAGGCTGCACGCGAACAGCAAGATCTTGACAAGCAACGTGCTGATCTCGTTCGTTCTTATGAAGAAAATATTGCTCAAATTCGCAAGAGAGTTGAAGATGAGATTGCTCGCAGACGCTTCTCTATTCTTGAAAAAGAAAATCAACTACTTGATCTTCAGGGTCAAAATAGACTGAAAGCACTGCAAATTGCAAACAAGCAATTCATTGCTGGTGCAGGTGCTGGGGAGCGCCCTGAAGTTGAACAAGCTGCCAAGCGTGCGGCCGAGATCGTCGCTCAATTCACGGAAGGCCAAGTCTCCGCTGAAGAAGAGGCAGCGAAGATTAAGCGCGATGCTGCACTTGATGCGAGAAAGTTTGACTACGAAGCAGCGCAGTTTAAGGCAAATATTGAACAAGAGGTTTCTCGCCTCAATATTGAAACCGCTCGTCGTGTTGCTGAGATCAACGAGCAAGTACGTCGCAGAAATGAGGAATACAACAGCAATCGCTTTAGCCTAGAAAAAGCGATTGCCAAGGTACAGTATCGGAGAACATTAGACGAATTGGACGCAGCTAGGGCTGCTAATGACAAGGAATTGGAGATACTAAGGGCCAGGAACAGTTCAGACCTGCAAACGCTTGATAGAATTCAATTTTTGGAAAATTTAAGTAACATTTACATGTCACAAAGGGAAGTGCTTACTAAAGGACAAAAAGAACTAGAAAAGATCGCACCTCCCGCAAAACTTCGTGGAGTTGGCGCTGTTGGCGGAGGTGGAGTACCAACCACGAATCTCGATGAGTTCATAACAAAAGAAGGAAAGACTCTTGAAAAAATAACTCAAGAGCAGTTGAGTAGAGTGTTCCTGCAATCAGAAGAAAGCTTGCTGGATTTCAAGTCTCAGTCTGATCAGCTTGTGAAAGATCTTTACGCACCTCTCAGGGCAATTAACCTAGGAGTAGGAGACGAGCTGAAGGAATCAATTCGCTACACCGAGCTTCTTCGTACAGGCGTAAGAGGCGTTGTCGCGGAAAAAATCATTGAACTTGAAAAAACAAAGGCAATTACTAAAGCGCAGCTTCAGGCTACCTCTGCCTTGGTGAAAACTAGACTTGAACAAGAACAGACAAGGCTTCAAAGCGATAAAACACTTACAGACACTAACAGGCAAACAGTAATAAATACAATTCAGGGGCTTAAATACCTGCAAAATAAATTAGACACAGCGCTAGCCGCTATTGATGGAGATTCCGCGCAAACTGAGCGTGATATTCGTCTTGCTGATCGCGGCTCTCAAATCCGCGACTTCGTAAACCAAGCAACCTCAGATCTCAACGATCTAGAATCAGTGGCGATTCGCGTATCACAAAGCATTGGTGACGCTGTAGGCCAATCCCTAACTTCTGGTGTAACAAGCCTGATTGACGGCACTGCAACAGCTCAAGAAGTTTTTGCAAACTTCATGAAGAGCATTGCTGATGTTCTAATGCAAGAAGCAGCAAAGATGATTGCTACTTATACAGCGATTGGCATTGCGAAGATGTTTGCGGGGATATTCGGGAGTGCGGGCGGTAGCGGCGCCGCCGGTGGCGGTGGAGTTAGCGTAAACCCGGCAACGGGGGCAATCAATCCGGTGCCTTCACTCGGAGGACTTGCGCAAGCCGCCAATGGCGCATACTTCTCCGGCGGGATGTCGTATTTCGCCAACGGTGGCATGTTCACCAACAGCATCGTCAAGTCCCCCACGCTCTTCAAATTCGCTGACGGAGGCGCCCTCAGAAGCGGCGTCATGGGTGAAGCCGGCCCAGAAGCCGTAATGCCTCTCTCTCGCGGTTCAGATGGCCGCCTGGGAGTGACGGCAGACATTCGCCCGGCGATGAATCGCTATCGCCAGGCAACTGGGTCTCACGATGGATCTGCGCAGGACGGGTCCACTGAATCCACTGGGGGTGCCGTCACCACTGCACCGGCCAGCATCGACGTGCGCTACACCGTAGAACGCATCAACTCAGTGGATTACGTGACGGCTGATCAATTCCAGCGCGGGATGCAGCAAGCGGCAACGCAAGGCGCACAACGCGGAGAGCAGGCTACACTGCGCCGTCTGCAGCAGTCCAGTTCAACACGTCGTCGGCTTGGCATGTAATGGATTACGCTCTCGGTCACTTCGCAACCTTCACCCAAACGGATGGCAATGTACTTGCCTTTCAAAACTTTTTCACGCGCGGTAGCGTCACACGCGATGGCCGGGTGCATAGCTTTATGCCATTTGGGTTCTCCGGCATTTCAGTTAACATTCGTGGCGACAATGTAGATGCTGCCATCACACTGCCCAACACCGACCTGAGCCGCCCATGGGCGCACCAGGCAACAATCGAGGCATGGGTGGCGCATGTAGACGTGTGCTTGCTGGATCCAGATGATTCAACGCAGCAGCGCATCCTGCACTCCTACGTTGGCGTGATCGCATCCGGCGGCTGGGATCAAACCGTCATCAACCTGCGCCTTAACAGCATCCTGGACGCAGTTGGCGGCGACATTCCCAACCGCAGCCTGCATCAACGGCTGGTGGGGCAGCTGCCATCATCGTCCTATGTGCGTTTCTGATCTGATCGGCTTGCCCTACCGCTACGGCGCTGATGGCTCAAGCGGTGAGATTGACTGCATCAACTTGGTGCTAAGGACACTTGACGAGCTGAAAATCCCAAGGCCACCAGTCAAGTCGGAATGGTATCAAGCCCATTGGCGGACAATCGGCCGTGAACTATTGACCTGGGGCAAACGCACTCAAGCCGCTACAGTAGACGGAGACGTGGTATTGCTGTCCACGGCCAAGCACGTATTTGGGGTTGCATGGCAGCAGGGGATTCTACACATCGAGGACACCAGCAAGCGAAGCGTCTGGCGCCCTACCGCGATCTTGAAGCCCGTGTATATTCTGCGGCATTGCTCCCGTATGAACGCGATCTGATCGCTACCATCGGATGCAGTGAAGATGAATACAGGTGGTATCGAGCAAGAGTTGCAGCGCGGATTACAGAATCAGACTTTGACTATGCGATCGTCAATGGACCATTGCCTGCATGGGCCGTATCAGCACTTGTCAGCCTTGCGATCGGTGTAGTTACAACTGCCGTCAGTTATTTCCTAACGCCACGGCCAAATGTACCATCGCAAGATGCAAGCCGCGAAAAACGCCTAGCCGACTTTGCCGGTCGGTCGCGCTTCAATCAAACCTATGGCTTTGAAGGCGCACCGGACATTGCAGAATACGGTCTGCCAATTCCGATCATTTTCGGTCGTTATCAGCAACGCGAAAGCCACACCACAGGCGGCATTCTTGTTGCGCCATCGCTGGTGTGGTCGCGGATGCTGTCATTCGGCAGCGCCCAAGGTTACAAGGGCCTGTACGCCATTGGCGAGACATCAATAACAGCGCCAGATATTACTGGCATCTTCCTTGGCACCTTGCCGCTTGCATCACTACCAGAGCAGCAGTATGCACTGTATTGGGCGAGCCGCGATGGCGACAATCGAATCAAGGCCGACGACTTAATCGCCGGATCACGCGCTACGCCATACGCTGGCGACCCAGAGCCATACGACGACGTATTCCAATGCCCGACCTTATCGGCAATGGTCGATACTGGGTTCTCCAGCGTCTACACCCCAACAGGCAACACAGTATTCGGTGCATACGACCCGATCAAGAACGGCACGTTCAACAAGATCAACTGGCGCGTTGTATCAATTCCACGCGGTGAAGATCCGCAAGGCCGGCTTTCAAGGGAACGTCACAAGATCGCGGGTGAAGCAGCACGACGCATTGAGCAAGGGATGCGCGGCACCGGCGCCGGCTACGGCTGCTTCATGGGCTTGATCGCCCACAAGCCTGCTGCAGGTGGGTACAACCAATACGAATACCCCACGCTTGTCACCATCAACGTAGGCGATGAAGTGATCTTTAACATCGGCGCAGGCGATTACGACGACAACATATTCCCAACCGAGTCTGGCGTCACAATGGAAGACCAGCGCCAGCGCACAATCACAGCAAGGCAGGAAGCTGACGACAAGTTGCAATATGGCGAACTATTCATCATTGGCCGCGCCGTCTTTCAAGTCGTCAACCGCCCAGATGATGTGTGGTATCCAGATGGACCCGGACTGCATTACACCTTGCGATGCACTGAACTAACCGGCGGTTCAAATCAAATCGGCATTGCAGGCACCGCATCAGTCAACAATACGACCGGCTACGACGGCAACGCATACGCCAACTACTGGGTGGGCCCCAGCTGGTTTCCGCTGTTGCGCGTGTCCTTGGCAACAGTACGCAATCAACGCCCGGTTGACGCCACCGAGATCGGCATCAAATCACAAGTCTGGAACAGAGCCAACGGCCTGTGCAACTTCCCTGAGATCCCAACGCCTCGCCGGATGGTTGAGTTCGACGAAGGCAATACAGTCCTCAGTAATGGCAACCGGTCGGCCTACTTTGCACGCACCAGCGTGTTCACTATCCAGCTGCGTCCTGCAGGCTTGGCACCCAATGGCGAACCCTATCCGTGGGCATTGCTTGGCGAGCAATTCTGCGTCACTGGTACATCACCTGTCGAGCAGTTCAACTTCATCCGCCTCAAGCCACGTACTCGTGGACAATACGAGTACAGGTTCATTCCTAAGTCTGGTGCAGATGTGCGGCAATTTTCGCCGCTTGATGCGCAGTTCCTGCGTCTTGATGCCAAAAATGGCGTACTGCTCGGCGCAGACTATGACACCACCTATGGCCCTGTACGTGTTACGGCTGTTGGGCAAATGGTCACGGCTGGTGCCGTCAGCGCAAACTCAGAGTTTCGATCAACTCCACGTCCAGGCAGCGTTATCCGCACATTGGTCGGCAGTCAAATTGACGTGATCCGATGGCTGCCGGAATATCTTACTCGCGGTAAGTTTGGCGGCTGGCACACTCATTACCTAGGCGACCCAAAGAACTATAAAAACCAAACCAGAGCAGTGACGTTCACGATCAGCTCTGGCAGCAAGGTGCTGACGCTGAAAGTTGAAGCGGTCTCGCAGTTCCGCAGCGATCAACCTTTGAACGATGGATGGGAATGGCGCAACCCGTCAACCATGACCTACGTCAGCTCCACTAACATCAGCGAGAACGAGCAAGTTGACTTTTACGTTAACGTTAACAACGCCTTCCTGTCAGGCAGCGTTGGCGTTCGGCTGAACATCACCAAAGCTTATATCGAAACACAGGAGGATCCTAATGAGGCCGACCGCTGGTTTGAACTCAAAAGCCAAATTGCCGACGTGTCCCACTATGAAGAAGTAGAAAAGAGCAACAGCAGCAACCCAGAGTTCACCATTGTCTATGTGAACGAAAGCGTTGAGAACGTCGAGCCGCCGACATACAACAATATCACGACGATGGGCATTGCACTTCGCTCTGGCCGTGCCATCCAAAGCATCGACCAAGTTCGAGCCTGGGTTCCCAATGGCGTCAATGCCATGCGGTTCTCGACTGGCACCGTTGGCCCTGCAAACAAGTTCTCAGACTTGGTGTACTTCCTGCTGACGGATGAACGGGCAGGTGCAGGCAAGCGCGTATCAGCAGCGCTGGTGGATACAGATGGCTTCACGCGCACTGCCAAGTTCCTTGTTCAGAATCGGATCTACTTTGATGGAGTGATTGAAGAGCAGACCAACATCAGAGAATACATCAGCAGCACAGCAGCTTTGCATCTCTGCAACTTTGTGATTGCAAATGGCAAGTTTTCAATCGAGCCAGCATTGCCCACCAATGATGACGGCACCTTGAATGAAGGCGCCATGCCCATCGCGGCATTGTTCACGGCGGGCAACATCGTGGAAGATACCTTCTCTGTCAATTACGTGGAGCTTGGCGAGCGCCAAGGCTTCCGGGCATTGATGACCTACCGCGAAGGCGCCAAGAACCAGCTGCCGTTGTCGCGCTCGGCGCTGGTGCAGTGGGCAGACTTGACGGACTCCAAGGCCAAAACAGAAACCTTTGACCTGTCGCGGTTCTGCACTTACCGCGAACAGGCGCTGCTGACGGCTCGATACCTGCTATCAGTGCGCCGCCGCATCACGCACACAATCACGTTCAAGACCACGCCTGAAGGATTGATCTTGGCACCTGGGCAGTACATCCGCGTGATTATGAAATCAGGCCCGCGCGTGGACTACAGAAACGGCGTGATTGATGCTACGGGCAATGTCACCTGCCTTGCCGGTGAACTCGATGGCACCTATTCAATCTTCGCCTACCGATCGGGTGATTCTGATGTACGCGATACAACGCTAACGGTATCTGGTGGCGTAACAACTGACTCCAGCCTGTTTGGCAGCCTGTTCACAATCCAAACCAGTGATGTTGCAGGACCAGGGCAAAGCGTCTATCAAGTAGATCAGCTGACAATGGACGAAGATGGCTTGGTTGAAATCCAAGCAACACAGCATCCATGCGACAGCAGCCTGCACAGCCTTATCGTGCAGGATGTGCTTGATCCTGCGTTGTTCATTGTTACCGACTGATGGCCTTCCCTTCTATCAAGCCAACTGCCCGTGACTTTTCACCCGGCAACTATCCAGTACGTGAGTTCCGCTCACAGTCCGGCACTGAAATACGCATCCTGTACGGCGATGCACGCACCGGCATGGAATTGAATCTGAGCTATGACAACATCACCGACAGCAACGCTGATCTGTTCCTGACGCACTTCGATGACATGAAGGGAACGTTCGGAACATTTGACATCAGCACTGAAGCTAAGGCCGGATGGTCTGGTGATACAGAATCCATCGACGCAGATGGCAATAATGTTTGGCGCTATGCCGAGCCACCACAGGTGACCGCTGTTCGCCCTGGCTTTAGCAGTGTCCGGGTCAGGCTGATCGGTGTGCTCTAAACTGAAACCATGGCCAAGTTTTTCACCGGACGCGATGGACGGCTCCTGCTAGGCGCCGACACCTTGGTGAAGGTCACCAGCTGGAGCATGTCGGCCGAACTGGAGACGCTGGAATGTACAACGCTCGGCGACAGCCAGCGCAGCTACGTGCCCGGCGTGCAAAGCTTCAGCGGCTCAGCCGCACTGCTGTACTACATCGACACCGACGGCACCAATGATGCCAGCACCTTGCTGCGCAAAGTTGTTCGGACGGCTGGCGTCACCGAGTCCGATGTTGTCGTATTGACGTTGCGCCTTGTTGATGGCACTACAAATTACGACTGCCAGCTCAATGCCTACATCACTAGCGTCAATATCGGCGCATCGGTTGGCGAATTGATCACAGCGCAAATCAGCTTCCAAGGTACTGGTGCGCTTGCAACGGTGACGGTCTGATGGCGGTCTATCTCGGCAGCTACGGATTGGTTGAGCTACGTCGTAGCTCAGAAGCTATCGAGAAGGCATCTGTCGTCAACCCAGGCGACGTGAACACTACACGCCGCAGGTTCTCGTTTGATTTTGACCCGGGCTTTTTGTGCTCCGGTGATCAGATCGAGATCCGCAGCACCAATGGCGCCAATCTGTCCTTTGTTGATGCGACCGGCTGGTTGGTTGGTGCAGTGCAAACCGCAGGCCACTGGTACGTGAATGTCGATGAGCTGGGCGGCATCAGGCTTTACGACACCTTCGACAAGGCACTTGCCGGCATCCAAGCGCAGGCCATTGCTCTAACAGCCATCGCTGTAGACATTCCAATCGCAGTGCGCATCAGCAATGTAGTGCCGCAAGTGCTGGCGCAATGCACGTATTTCGAGCTGTCAACAAGTCGTGAAGCTGTAGACATCACAGCGCTAGGGGATGAGTTTCGTTCTCAGTATTCATCGCTGATCACCGGCAGCGGGCAGTTTCGTGCATTTTGGGAGTACATTCCAGTTGGTGGCGAGCTTCCGCATTACCTGCTGCAGCTTGCTGTGCGCACCGAAGTAGGCGGACGCTTTGCGGCCAAGTTCTACCTCAAGGCACCGGCGCAAGGCAATGACCCAGTATCGGATGATGTGGTCTGGTACGACATTGATGGCGTCATCACGCAGGCCGGCATCAGCTTCGGCACTGATAACGCAGTAGAGATCACGGCAGATTTTGTTACTACAGGCGCGATCCGGCTGTTGGCGAAGACAAACCCAAGCAACAAGATTCTGCAAGAAAACGCCGATGACATACGCCTGGAGCAGGACAACACCGCGAGCCTGTTGCAGGAAGATATTCCCTAGACTGCGATCAGCACCCAAATAGCGTAAGGCGATGGCGGATCTGCGGATAAGCGAGCTGACGGCACTAGCCGGCGCCAATCTCGCAGCCGGCGACCTGCTGCCGATCGCTGATGTCTCAGCTAGCGAAACCAAGAAGATCACCGTTACCGATCTGGTGGGCAATGCCACCACGTTGATCGCAGACGCCACAATCCCTAGCGCCAAGATCCTGTTCGGCGCCGGCTCGATTGTTGCAGCATCACTGGCGACTGATGCGGTGACTACGGCCAAGATCGCTGCCGATGCAGTGACGGCCGCCAAACTTGCTGACGAATCCACTGTTGATCTGGTGACGACGCTGCCGGGCTCAGGCGCGTTTGTTGGGCAGATCGCAATGGAGACGGCAGGCTCCAATGCCTACATCTGGAACGGCAGCAGCTGGGTGAGCTTCAAGGCGGCTGGTTCTGTCGGCTCAGTGATTGGCAGCACTGCTGGCACCATCAATATCGTTGTCTCAACAAGCGGCAATGACGTAACGATCTCGGCGACGCTTGATACGACCAGTGCCGCCGCACAGTTCCTGGCAGGACCAACTGCAGCGTCGGGCTCTGTCGGCTATCGCACGATCGTAGGCGACGATCTGCCGACAGCTACAACGACAGCAAAAGGCGCTGTCATCGTTAACGGTGCTGGCTTGACGCTAAGCGGCAGCACAATCCAGATCGACAATACGGTTACAGCAAACAGCAGCACGTATCAAGTCGCGCAATACAACGCTAAAGGCTTGATCACGGCGGCGCGAGATATTACGGCGGCCGACCTTCCTGCTGCTACATCAGGCGCCAAGGGTGCGGTAACACCAGGCACCGGCCTTGCAGTTACTGGCGCTGGCGTGCTGAACCACAGCAATGCAGCAACTGCCGGCACCTACACCAAGGTGACGATTGACGCGCAGGGTCATGTGACGATTGGCGCGACGCTTGATGAAGCTGATGTGCCTGCATTGGCTGCCAGCAAGATCACATCGGGCACCTTTGCCACGGCGTTGATTGCTAATGATGCGATCACTGGCGCCAAGCTTGCCGATAGCAGCACTGTGCAATTCGGCGGCGCAGGATCAACTGCTGGCATCGTCAACTTCCCGACCGCTGACTACAAGGGCCAGTATTTCTGGGATGAGTTGAACGGCGACCTGTACCTGTGGTCGGGCTCTGCATGGCTGCCGGTGACGATCACCAGCGGTGAGTTGATCTTTGCTGGCACCTACAACGCCAACACAAACCTCGTCGCATCAACCACAAGCGCCGGCAGTGCCGCAGGGTACGCAACTGGAAGCGCCCTGCCTGCGGCCAGCACCACCAACAATCGGTACTACTTAGTGGTATCCGTGTCCGGCACCGGCACCGGTAACGCGCCGCTTGAAGCACTGGCGCCACCGGACATGATTCTGTCCAACGGCACCACCTATGACCTGATCGACGTTAGCGGCGCCATTGCAGGCCAAACCGCTACCAACATCTCAGTCACACCGACTGGCAACATCAGCAGCACCAATGCCCAAGCGGCATTGGCTGAGCTGGACACAGAGAAGCTCGCCAAGGCCGGCGGCACGATGACAGGCGAGCTGATGATCGGCGCTGCCGGCAGCTTGGTATTCGAGGGCGCTACAGATGACGCCTACGAGACCACTCTTGCCGTCACTGACCCGACAGCGGATCGCACCATCACGCTGCCGAACGCGACAGGCACCGTTGCGCTCACCAGCGACCTTGCGGCTTATCTGGCGCTGACAGGCGGCACGCTGACGGGCAATGTCACCCTAAACGCGCAGTCGGACCTGCGGTTTGCTGATGGCGATAGCTCGAACTGGGTTGCCTTCCAAGGTGCTGCCACCATTGCCGCCAATATCACC